TGTTAAGTCTAATAATGCCGGAAAATCAGATAAAGTTCCTGGAACTTTAGGATTTTGTATTGTAAGTTTACACTTCCTGCCATAGCCGGTTAATGCCATTAGATATTACCTATTGTCGTATCAAGAATTGCCATTTTAGCGGCAACTTCTGTAACATCATCTGTGGTGAAATTAACCGTATCAGCGGCAACCTTATCCTTTAATGCTATAAGGTTTGTTTTAATTCCTTTTAGCTGGTTAATAGCATTAATGGCCTGTGTAGTCATTTGCTTTAACGCTTGTCCCGCTTCTACTCTTTCTGCATCTTTTAAAATCGTCATGGTTTAATTACTCCTTAAGTTGTTATTTAATTATATTGCCTTCTTCATCTCTCATAAATTTCCAAAGTCGGTAGACTTGGCGGAGGATTAAAAGAAACCGATGCCCCCTTTGCGCTTTCCTGCCCACGCAAGATCAAATGTAGTGCCATTATCGGCATCGCTCCCAGTTGTTGAATCTACATAATAATAAGTCATTATTTAACCTCCACCGTTTTTTGAGGAAGATCCTCTACTGTTTTACCCTCTACAAGATAACCCTTTTTTTTAAGGAGGGTTCCAAGTTCTTCCCTTGACCATTCCTTTTTAATCTTATCATCTGCTATTCTTGCAGCTATCTTATCAGAAGCCCTGACAATACGATTATTCAAATCATGATCAAGCTCTCTCTGACTTACAGAAGCAAATGTTTTCTGATACTTTACCTTTGTTTCAGAGTCTGTAAACTCAATGGTTGCGTCAATCCCGGTTTTAGTTATAACAGTTGATAACATTTTATTAGATATCATTTTATTTCCAAGCTCCTATTTTTATATCTTTATTTTAAATTAATTTTTTCCGGGGTATTATAAAAACATAATAACACCCCATATTTATTTTATTCTAAAGTAAGAATTGTTGCACCAAAATCAACTGTAAAAGTTTCACCATCATTAACTGTTACAGCACTACCATAATCACTCCATCCAATCAAAGGATCAGCAGGTGATGTAGGTGTATCATTGTACATAATAACATAACGAAAAGGCCCGAAAGAACCGCCAGTTCCAGTAAACACTACGTCAGTTCCTGATAGTGTAGCAGTGCCCCCTGTTTCTGACCATACGTTAGTTATATCTGTTCCACCTGTAGGATAACCATATTCCGCTGTAATTTCTGCTAAATCCGCTTTAACTGAATCAGCACTTGCGCTAGGTGTAGCGTTTGTTAAATAAACTTTTACCACGTCTGCATCTAAATCATGAACTTTGTCTCCTAAATCCCCTACAAAACATTCAAATTTGTTAAATGTTGCCATGTTGTTTCTCCTATTTTAAATTTATTTTTATTTTTTAACTATAATGACGAAAATGTTATACTGATTTATCGGTGTTTATTCCTACCAATTTCCGGGCCATACTATCACAGAAAAACGATGGGAAAGGTGAAGTCCTTAAATCTTTCTTTTCTTTAATAGTTCCAAGTAAATCTCTCAATAACTGTCTATATTCTTTTAATTTATACAGCTTTTCTGTTGTTTCGAACCCATCGTTACCGGGTTTTGTTCCTGCCATAATTGTTTCTCCTTTTCCCGCTGGATAATCTTTTTAAATTGTCGTCTATCATTCTTTTTTGTATGTTTGTTTTATCATTAAACACTTCTCTATATATTCTTGCCGTTGTCCATCACCTTCAGCTTTAATCGTAGGGTCAATTGAGCTTTGTTTTACAACTGCGTCTACATACTCTGTAATCTCGGGGTAAAAAAATTTCCGAAGTATTTTATAATTCTCTTTCTTCCATATTGATATATCTATTTTATGCATGAAATAATCATTAAGAACTATATCTATCTGTTCAGAAGTCATTTCAACTGAAAACTCTTTTAAGGTCAACTGTGGATGTAGTACTCTGAACTGTAATAACTCTTCATCAAGCATGGTTTTTGTTTTATTAACAACCTTACTATCTTTAATATACATAGTCTCACTATCTGCAATACCTTCCATTACGAACTCATCTTTATCTATTTGCAAATCCACCATTGATTGTGGGCAAGATCCCGTTCTTAATATTTGTCCTTCTTTATTATATACAATAAAATTCATTATCGTTTTACCCCCATGATTATTAAAGCCCTCCGATTTAAACCAACGGAACTTACCGGAGCTCTCCACCATACTTCAATTTTTATTATGCCCGCAGACACACTCCAACTATTTGATACACAAGCACTTACATCCATAGAAGCACCTCCATGCACCATATTGGTTTTTGTTTCACCATATTTTATTAGACACAAATCCCATTCAGCAACACCAGTCGGATAAAAAATAGAAATATTTGTTGTTGCTTGAATAGTTCCTGCCACGCTTAAATTTACATATAAATACTGTGCACGAACCCACGTAGACATTCCTGACCCATATAATATAGATCCTGTTGTTGTAAATACAGGAACCGTGACAGCATTACCGTCTATTGATAATGTGTCTACTACAGCAGTTCCAAGATTGGATGAACTTGATATTATTGTATTAGTCCCAACATGACCAGAATTAATTGCATTAGTAACAATAGCATTACCTACAACAGTCCTAGTATATAAAGTCCCCCCATCAAACATAGTTTTATCTGCATCATGTGCCCAATTCTGCACATTTATAGCAGGGAGTGTCCCTATATTATTAGTATTAGCAGCAGTATTAGCACTAGTCTGATCTGCATTAGCATCCGTGCATTTAGCATCAGTACTATTGACCGGTATTCTATTATTATTTGTAGCAGCTTCAGTTAACCAACCAATAGCTTGACTATTATCACCAGTCACGTCTGCATTGGAAGCTATTCCTGTTAACTTATTCCCTTCTATTGGATTAATAGCATTTAAATTATTCGGTTTACCTTCTATATTATCATAACCACTAGACCCATTACCAATTATAACCTTTGCATTTATTTCTAAAGTCTGTGTTATACTATTCCAACGCAATTTAGGTGAGCCGGTTCCACCTATATAAAGACTATCATTATTTAAATCTAAAAGTATTCCTGTAGTCCCATAGTTAGCCGATTGAATTATACCAGCAGTCACAGTGCCTATGTTAGCACTGATAGAACTTAGATTATCAGCAACTATTTGTTCAGCTATTACTTCTCTTGTGAATATTAATTCATATATAGTAGTTGTATAAGATCCAATGAAGAATAATTTACAGTGTGTAGCAACCAATGCTTGTGGGAACATTGCTCTAAAGACACCTGCATTAGCATTCAAATAATTAGCTTGTGCATCTGATAAACTTGTAGCATCTAACATTCTACCTTCACTATCAAGCCCATGACCAGTGTCTGCTTTAAGATAATGCCAATCACCTTCTACACCTCTTTTATAACCTACATAAATCTTAGCATTAGCATCAGCAAACCACATTGTCACATTATCCATTATATATTCAACTGGAAACTTATATTCTATCCACTCATCAGTACCAGAGATTATATATGTTATTCCATCAGAACCTTTATTCCTATCATACAGCTTAGATAATATTTCTTCTGAGTTGTCATCAGAGTCTGACATCTCTATAGTACTTGTTAATTCCATATCAATACTGTCTGAAGGTAATAATATGGGAGCTTGATTACCTGAACTAGATCTTTCTCCTGCACCAAAACAATCCCAAGGTTCAATCTGACAATAGTATACATTCCCTGCAACTAAACTACCTTCTAACCATGAAGTTGTATTAACTCCAACTTCTGCTATCAATGTTGTAGGAGGATCTGACTTATCAAAGTAAACCATGAATTTAAGTAAGTCATTGTCTGCTGGAACTATATTATTCCAATTTATCTTTACAGCATTAAATAAACTGTCTATAGTTGGAATATTTCCTGCCATAGAAGGAATAGGGTTTGTTGCAGTTAAACTAGCCCCTGCAGATAATTTATTATACACATCTCTTACATACACAATAAAATTAATACTTCTGATTGCTGGGGTATTGTCTTCTTCATTCATCTCATAAGTATAAATAAAAGACTGCTCAGTGGTTGCTGCAGTACGTTTTAACGTAGTCCCATTGTATGCTTCTATAACGAACTCTTTAAATCTATCTTCAAAATCATACCCCCATACTATTTCACAATTCTTTCCTTCAAATTCATCAGAGCCACCACCATCTCCACTAATAGTTTTTAAATCAGTGATTGGTGATAGTGCATCAGGATCAGCATAAACAGTAGTAAGTGTTGTAGTTGTCCACGCAGAAAAACTTGATAAAGAAATAGACCTCACTCTAAAATAATAGTTACCTGCTACTATAGGTTTTATAGTGCAACTATTATGTTCTGCGGTCCCCTCACCAAACCAATCACCACTCTCTTCTTTAGATTGTATAAAATATCTGTTTACCCTTGCATCTTCAGGGTGTGACCAGCTAAGCATAACACCGAAAAGATTATTCTGTCCATCATCATAAGAATACTCTTCTGCCTCTAAATTAGTAGGGGGTAAGAGTTCCCCCTCTTCTATATCAGAATAATGCTTATCATCAAAATAAATACCAGTATCAACAACATCAAATTTATCCCCATCGTATAACAACGCCTTAACACCAACTATATTTTTTTCTTTAAATGTTAAATCTATTATTTGAAACTGCCTCTCATCGAAAGAATCAGAATTAATAGAAAACACTGCCCAGTTTTGAGGAACATCCCCTGCATCAACAGTTGATATTGATAATGTGTTTGTTATTTCTGCACTGTTTAATATATCAGCCCTTACTACCTCCCCTTTGGGGTTTTCTGTAACTATAGTATACGTTTTACCAGTTTCTAATATTATATCTCTATCTATAACTATCTCTGTGGTAGTTGCTGATATAATTCTACCACCTAATTTCTTTGTTATATAATGATCATCATTAATTATAATTACATCCCCAGGTATTAATTGAAAATGATCAAAAGAAGCAGAATACATAACAGTAGTGGTTTGTTTTAGTTCTGTATATAAATACCACCTACCATATCTTATTGCTTGTGCTCTACTGGTACAACCATAAGCATTTATATCTTTAATATTATACCCATACCGTGTAATACCTTCTTGATCTTCAATAACTTCGACGGTTGTTTTATAAAAATCTTCTGGGTCATTCCAACTAATATTAATACAAGTTACTCTTTCTTCTAAAGAACTACCTGTATATTGAAACGTACCCCCTATAACATCAGCATTGCAAACTACTTTAACAGGGTCTTTAGCTCTATCTTGAGATACAGTAGCCAGCCCTGTATACCAAAAAGGTTTGCCTCTAAATGTAGAAGCTAAAGAAGTTAAGATAGATATGGCTTGAGATCTTTTAGAAATAACAGAATTAAAAGTAAATCTAGGCTCTGTACCCCCATCACCATCATCCACCATTATATCACAATTTTGAGCTATAGAATATAATTCCCATTTATCTATATAATAGTCCCCATCTCCTGCATCCTTCTCAAAACCACAACCGTATCTGTCTGAATATAGTAAGTCATAATATACCCAAGCTGGGTTATTAGTATACCCAATAGTAAAAGTACCGTCCCAAATACCAGCGTATACTCTTGTTTCAGGGTTATAGTTAGAAGGATACCGAACTTTGATGCCTTTAACATGGTACAGTCTAGAAGGAAGCCTACCACCAAACTGCTGTGCATCTGCTGTGAATCCAACAAGGGCTGTATCTAAATAAGGTATTTTTTCATTAATTAATGTGGTATAACTATCCCAATGTATATTATTAACTAACCTTGTGCTGGGACTTATTACTGTTACCCTCTCTAACTCAATTGCCCAGGGTCCAGACCCATAATCCGACAAAAGTGGTAATCTATAAGATTTTAAATATTCGGAAGTAGTCCTACCGACTATTTTTTTAGTATCAATCAACGTTGAATTTATTTTAATACTAAACTCAATTTCTGTTGCGTTTCTTTTTCCACTTTTTGATGTTAACAGTAATGTGGGAATTTTAATTGTTATTACTACTTCATCTACATTAGAATTAGTAATGTTATGTATTACTGGGTCTCCGTGTAATAATTCAGTGCTTACTAAGTATTGTTCCTCTGCTGAAAACCCAGGGATATGTTCTTGACTAACTGCACCTGTTTTTAAAGTTGCACTTAATCCATCAAAAGAAGAAAGAGGGAGGGTGTTTATAAGCACATCTTCTCCAGAATCACCCGTAGCAAACCCCTCTATTTCCCCCTCACTTATAACATCAATTATACGAGCTACGGAATTAGAAACTAGGGTGTTCTCACCGTGATTTTTAATAAAAAGAACTTGTTCATCAGTTAAAGCGGACATAATATATCCTCATTTTTTATACTAGCGCTAATTACCGTGGAACCACACATACATTGCCCATACACAAGCGGTACGGGACCACCTTGTTCTACAGTATTAACCCCACCTTTAAATAGAAAACTACGGGAATTATCTTTTTCCTCATAAAGCTCAGGGATAGGGGTTAGAAGTTGTATTGCTCCTCCCGCTACCATAGCTGCTCCCGCTGCTATTAAATCAAGCTGCCCTAAATATAACCCTATAGCAATAAGCGTAACTCCCATTATAATTTTTACCACCCCTCCCCTCTTACGTCCTTCTGTAACGGGGGCTAAGTGGAAGTCATTGTCATTATTAAATTTTAAAAACAACTCTTGCTCTGATAAATGGTTACTGTCTAAGTCTTTACCTACAACAACCTCAAACTCATCGTCTCGTATAGAGGCTTCCCAATCTTTAAAATTAGCCTTCATTGCTTTCATTAATTCTGATATACTATACACATCAAACTTAAGACTATCCCCATACTTTTCAGCTAACCACCCATATAAATAAACCGTTCTCATTTTACACCTCTCAACCTAAATATATTAGTAATAAATCTTCTGTATCTACCTATGGGCTCTCTGTTAGACAGTCTATCAAACATGTGGTGAAGTATTAAATCTTTTCCTAAATATACAGCAGTGTGATTACAAAAATGGCCTTTTATTTTAAAGAATATAAGATCGTGTTCTTTAATGTCATTTAATGATACTTCATATGCATCTTCCTTTTTAATACCATCAATTAATACATTTTCTGCGGGCTCGATAATATTACCTTTATCATCTTTTTTATGATCCCACCAATCCATCTCTCTAAAATGTTCTAACATATTAACACCACACTTTGTTCTATAATAATCTCTAACTAAACCATAACAATCATATACCCCATGTATAAAAGGTCTACCTATTAAATCTTGTACAAGTAGTTGATCTCCCCAAAATATTATATTAGAGTATTTATTATTCTTTAGGAATACTACTCCAAAAGGTATTTTATGTTTCTGCTGTTCTATTTGGTCTGCCTTGCTCACCCAATCACAATTATTATGGGAATGTACAACACATTTAATTTCACCTCGCATAGAAGCATCAATAAAATCTTTACCAGAAAGTTTAAAATTAGCTTCGGGTTCATCTGCTTTATTAGTATAAGGTATAAAGTTGTCATCAACTATAAACCCACACATCTCGTTAGGTGCTTGACCCTCAGCATGTTTTTTTAAATCTATTAATATATTATTATTAAAATATTTATTCATGTTATAACCTCGTCCTAGCAACCATTGGGAATGCTCTAGTTGGTAGTTGGTCTGTGGTTAGTGGGTATCTTAGTTTACAATCTGATAACTTACGTCCACAAACATCTTCATCAGCATTAGTAGTCGGTGTGCCATCAAAAGTAAAATAGGAACTACCTGTGTAAGGACAAGATATGTTAGTATAAACAAACCCACTACTATAATACCTATAAGTATGTGTACATGTATCCCTTAAGATTTGTCTACGGGGTATTTTTAAGTTATTCATATCTATCTTAGCTGCTAATTCCCATTGTACTATTTGTTTGTTTTGTATGACTTTTTGGTGTATTGTATATACATCTCTTGGAAACTCAACCGTAGGATCAGCAGCGGGTTCCCCATCTAAATACTTAGACAGTGTTCTAATCCTTATTAATTTACAACCTAATAAATCATTATATTCAATAATTTCTGAGGCTAATGTGCTATCTACGTTACTAACAGCCAATTTAGGCCTTGCCAATGTCCCACCTGTTGACACATCAAACCCTTCGGCTTTAATATCTATAGGGGTATATTCCTGACTATTGAAGAATACAGGGCCAGTATCTTTTACTGCTTGTGTAAAATACCAGATAGATGATGCTCCAACATGAGTAGCATCTAATTGATATAGAGTAATTAATTCCCCCACATCTGGTTTTTGTGATTCAGAAGCTATTGTATCATTATAATAATCTTCACGTTGCATGTTTTAATACTCCCATGATTGTTTTATATTAACAGAAAAAGAATCGTTTTCTGGTTCATTATAACTTCTGGTCCAACTACTTGCTGTAAATTTTAAAGCAGTAGTAGCTCTTAGTGGGATCCAATCAAAAGAAGTATGTCCTCCAAGAGCTATAAAGAAATTCTCTATTGCGTCTATATCAAGATAGCTACGATTTGTCCATGTTAAGGACCAAACCTGCGGCATTGAATTAATTCCATCTGCTGCACGTTGATGATAACCATCACCTAGAACAGCCTCTAATACCCTCGGTTCTGAAGTACTATTAGCTGTATAATCACACTGTACTAAATCATTGAGACTGCTCATTATTATCTCCCCATATGTAAAAGCCCACCAGGTCTTTGTTCTTTAATTAAAGATTGTGTTATTTTAACATCAATAGCTTGTGCTATCATTACAGCTTGTTCATTATCTTGTTGTCCTTCTTCCCCGCTGGATTCAACTGTAATATTATTCACTATATTTACAGTACTATTACCACTACCATTCATTTTTACAGGGACATTTTTCCCATCGGGTAAAGGAATAACTGCCTCATTATATTTACCTTCACCAATTAAACCTAATGTAGGTCTTTTAATTATACCACCATCAGCAAAACCAGTAGGGCTATTACCCATTGGATTAGATTTAAAACTATCAGCTAAATTGAAATTAAAACCACTGCCGGCACTTGCTATTTCTCCAACACCGCCGCCAAACATTCCTACTGTTTGTTCAACTGCTCTTAATACTAACATTTTTATTATTAATGTGGATATACTCTTTAACATACTTACCACCATGACTCTAAAAGCATCACCAGCACTCTCTGTTCCACTAACCATAGAGTCAAAAAAGTTAGTCATTGGATCAACCAAAGTAGTCTGTATTTCATTGGCGAAACCACCATCATCAGCTATACCTAAATATTTAGCTAAAACATCTTTACCTTCATCCTCAAAACCATCATATAAACCATCTAATGTCTCCTTTAACGAACCCTGAGGGGTCATCCCCTCCCGTCTCTCCCTATCCTTTTCTAACTGCTCTTCTCTATCTTCCTCATCGTACTTACTGTTTATTGCCTCTCTAGCCTTTCTATCCCAAGCTATAACTTCCTGTATATCTAAACTATGTTCTATATATGCTTCTTTTTCCTTAGCAAAAGCAATTCGTTGTCTCTCTAAATCTAAAGTTCTACCATCATCATTTAAACTTAACATGTTTAAATTTAAATTTTGTTGTAATTGTAGTTTTTCTTTGTTCTGTTGTTTTGTTATTCTGTCTTCTTCTTTTTTAGAATCTACCGTTATCTTTTTTAATTTGGCTATATGTAAATCAAGGGCTCCTTCTACTTTTCCATTTATAGCTTTAAAGTTCTCATACCTTAGTAACTCCTGTTCCCGTTCTGCTTTAAGATACTCACCCTTAGCAAATAATAAATCTACATGTATTCGTTTTTCTAATTGTAATCTCGCCTTTGCGGTGTTAATTTCTTCTTGGGTAGGCCCCACCGTAGTTGAATCCCCAAAAGTAGGTTTTGGTGCTATTGGGTAGAACTTAGGTTCTTCTCTTTTAGTTTTAGCCTCCACCACACCTTCTATCATACTTTTTGTTACATTTGCTGGGTGTATTTTAACAAGCTGTTTATTTAACCACATAACGGTTTTTATAAGTCTAACTAAGGGTGTGATTGTTTTCTTAGTTTCTTTGGCTACTTCTCTTATATCTTTAACGGCATTAGTAGACCACTCTTTAAATGCATCTGGATTACCTTTTATATCCATCAACGTATTTAAGTAGTCAACTACTTCTTGTGATACAACAACAGTTAAATCACCCAATACCCTTTTCATTATTACTAAGTTATCATTAAATTCTTCCATGTTTTTAGCGGTCTGATTATCCCACATGGAGGTCATAGAGTCCATCTTTCCACTTAACCCAGAGAACATTTGGATAGTAGCAACACCCTCTGTGTCCATAAGTTGCATGGTCAATCTAACCTTATCACCTGCGTTCTCAACCTTATCTAATGCGGTTGCTACTGTAATAAATTGTTTTTCTAAAGGTAATTTTGTTAATGCCTTGGCTTCTATCCCAAGTGCTTTTAAAGATTTTACAGCCTCACCTTCACCTTTAGCTGCTGCTGCTACTCTTCTCGTTAAGCGCTGTAGACTTGTTGATAGAGCAGTAAAATTAACATCAGACAATTCTGCTATTCTATTTAATTTATCTAACTCACTAGCATTAATACCTAACCTTACACTAAGTTTGCCTAACTTATCACCATAATCTACTGCCGAATTAAATGCCTTAACAAATACAACCCCGACAGTAGTAGCCGCCGCAGCTGCTGCTAACAGCCCCACCTTGTGTTTAGCCCAAACAGCGTTTAACCTTTTTACTGCGGTAGTTTGTTTTCTTAGTTTTTTATTGTTCTTTACTAATAGTGCGTATGTACCGCCTGTATCTTTATTAACTTGTTCTATTGTTTTTCCTAACGCCTTAGCTGCCTTTTTCATGTTGTTCATTGTTTTAGTATTTTTTTTAATTCTTTCTACTTGTTCTTTTATTGTTTTATTAAAAATACTAACACTACTTGCAGCAGCAACAGTAGCACCCCCAACAGCGCCTGTAGAGGCAGCCAACATAGTAGTAGCACCAGTCATACCTGTAATACCACCAGCAGCAATACCAGCAGTAGCACCAAGCTTCTTGATGTCACCATCTATCTTTTTTATTTGTGCTGTACCTTTTTGTATGTCTATTTTAAGTTTTAACTCAATTTCATTACCCATTAACACTCCTTGTTTTGTGCCCTTAAACCGCTACTTAAATAGGCCAATACTTTTTGTGTAAATACTTTTGAATCTGATGGTTCTTCTAATTCAATAACTAACCTAATTCCACCTGCTGAAACCCCACCCATACCTGAAACTAGTAGAGCTATATACTTATTGATTGTTGCTACTACAATTATATTACTACTATTAAGCCTCGGCATTTTACAACCACCACAATCAGGAATTTTATTCTTCCTGCGATTAAACTCCCGGCACTCGCCACAACTTATGTTAGATTTATTATATGTATAAGCTGCGACTTCCGTTAGTTTTTTAAATCACCATCCAACTCTGCCTGAATTTCATTTACAATTTTAAATACAAACTCTCTAACATCTTTATAGTAGTCATATAAAAATGTTTTATTTTCTTCATTATATTTAAATTCCTCATCGTTTTCATCTGTTAGCCCTTTCCAACCCATTAAACAATACTCAAACTGCTCTTTAACGGAATCAGTAACAGCATCTAAATTGACAGTACTAAACCGTAGTGGTTGGATTTGAAACTCTACACCTTTAGAATACTCATAAAACTTATTTTCTATTTTTTTAATAATCATTTTGTTTCCTCCTTAAATTGTTTAAATTGTTCTGTTGTATTATTTCCGTAACCATATTGATGATGAAAATCTTTATGACATTGTTTACATAGACAGACGCCGTTGCTAACAGTAGTTCTTAATATCTTATTACTATTATAGCTTTCTAAGTGGTGTGCGTTTAAACTACCACCTTCTTGCTTACAAATTTGACATGTATAATTATCACGTTTATAAATTGCTGCTCTCCATTCATTATACTTAGGATAATCTCTTGTACTCATTCTTTCTTTATCAGTTAAATTTGAATTATAACTTGGGTGTTCTTTTCCTATTCTACGAAGTAGACAACCACACGATTTAATACTACCACCTTTCAAATGACTACCTCGAACAATAGTAGTATTCCCACAGTCACATCTACAAAACCATTTTTTATTTACTGCGTTGTCAGAACTCGAATATTCTAATACTACTAATTTTCCAAAACGTTGTCCTACTAAGTTTATAAATTTCTTTTTAGCACTCTCAGTATTTAGACAACCGCAAGAACGAGTTCCACCGTTTCTCAAATTATCACCACAAACAATCTTCTCTACACCACAACCACAATCACATAAATATCTACTATGCCCGTGTTTACCATTCTCAACACGTTTTATTACTGTAAGTCTACCAAATCTCTTTCCAGTTAAATCTATAAATTTACCCACACCTCCCCCTTTAAAGTTGGTTTAAGATGTTCTGTATACTTCACCTTTAAAATTAAAGTTGACACTCACCTTATTTATATCGGTTGAGGCGGAAGTTATTGAGTAGTTGGTAAAATAACAACCCGCATCTGAATCACTAACTATATTAGATGCCCAATAGTTCGTATCATCTATGTATAACCGAAAGTCTGTTATTTTTGTTCCTGAGATAACTGCTGATTCTAAAATATTTTGTCCTGTTGTATCACTAACATTAACCAGCCCAGATAAACTACCAGAAGCCGATTTAATACTTGAACCATAGACCTCGTTCCACGTTGAGCCAAAAACCGATGCCTCTAAAACTGGAGCATCTATTACTAAGTTATAATCAACCATATCTAAAACTGTAGTTGTACCAAAGTTTATTTTACTATCTCTTCCAATTGAAACTGCCATAATTATTTCCCCTTCGGAGGCGTTAAGCACTCCTTATTTAAATTGAATTTATTTTTTGATTATATTGTATCTTTATATCTATATCAAAGTAGCATGTATTACTTTCATTTTCTTTCCCTTCTATAAACTCTAAATCCCCTATTCCCATATCATTCTTTTTTGAGTAATCATTTAAAAAAAAATATTCTGTGTCTTTTGCAAGCATATGTATGTCTTCTGTTGTTTCTGCGTATCCATAAACAATTAGATACAACCCCCTAGTCTGATAACCAGCATACTCACGAACCAGTACATCTCTATCTAAGGCTATACAAATACAGGGCTTTGCTGCTACTTCTGCGAATTGATATACCCCACGATAAACACCTGTTGTACCTATATCATAATTTGTATTGCCGGGGTATAGTTCATCTTTCATTTCTTGTTGGAGTTCATTTAAAATAGTGTTTCTCATTTGTTACCTCTCACTATTGATTCTACTATAAATGCTTTTATACTATTGATGTTGTGGTCATTTTCCATTTCCGGTCTAATAAACGGCATTGCTTTTTGATAACCACCTCTAGGCCTGCGTCCACCTATCTCAAGTATACGTGCATAGGTTGTTTTAGAACTAACTATACCTTCTATTACATTACCACGCTCCATAACACGTGATTTAATAGAACGCCTTAAATTACCGGATTTTACCTTTGGTCTGCCCTTTATTGTTCCAAATCCTTTTTTAACTTTACCCTCAATAAGATACATACCTTTCTTTAGCCCGAGCTTAAGATATTTCTTAATCTCTACAATAGGTGTATTGGTTATTTCAAATTTTGAAGCTATCATGCTAAACTTCTCCACTTATATTTATCTAAAACCATTTTACTACGTTTTAAAAAACCCTTCTCTACATAAGTAGACGATCCATCAGAGGCTGTTCTACTAATAACATCATAATCTTGTCTGTGTTTATACTTTCTTCCTACTTCTTCTATACAAACCTGTAGTAAATCTAAAGGGGTAGTAGTATAACCACCCGTATATATAACCTTTATATTTTTATTTCCCTCGGTAAAAGAATACCCTTTTAATCTTATATTATTATTTAATATAACATAATCATCTGAAGAAACCAAACTATCATCATCAAACGTGTAAATACTATTATCCCACACACCACTTATAGTAGTTACAGGTGTGTTCTTTAAGAAAACAACACCAACACCACCATCAAAATACTCGGTTGTTTCCGTAGACAATATTGATCTACTTAAGTATGTTTCTATTTCTACTTCCACCCTGTCGATCAGGTCGTCTATCAGATCTGAGTCCGTTGAGCTGGTATTCTTTATACCCAAATAGTCTTTTACGTTGTCTTTTGTGCATATAGTCATTATTGTCCTCCACTTTGTTCTCGTAATTTGAAAGCATTTTTAAACTCCTTATATTGCCCGGTCGAATTATCTCCATATCCATATTGATGGTGGAAATCTTTATGACACTTGACACACATTGTTATGCCGTTTGAAAGTGTTGTTCTAAGTGGTTTATTACTATTATAACTCTCTAAATGATGTGCGTTTAAACCACCAATTTTACCACAAACCTGACACATATAATTATCACGTTCATAAACTGCTTGGGTCCATTCTGTGTAGCCCGGTATCTTTCTCCTATTGACCCTGTCCTCTGCTGTTAAATTTGGATTGTAGCCTGGATTATCTTTTCCTTTCCGATTTCTTAAACAACCACACGATTTTAATTTACCTGAAGTCAATGACTCACCTCTAATTATTTTTTCTTGCCCACACTCACATTTGCAGCGCCAAGTAATTTTATCCTTTTTGTCTCTACCATGTTTTGATACCACTGTAAGCATATTGAATTTCTTTCCTACTAAGTTTATTGATCTGCTTTTATTATTTTTAATTCTTAAACAACCGCACGATTTTGTTTTTCCTAATAAGTTAGGTTTAGATACTATTATTTCGTTACCACAGTCGCATCTACACAACCACTGGCTGTGACCGTGAATGCTGTTAGGCATACGTTTAATTACTGTTAACCTATTGAACTGTTGTCCTGTTATATCCTTAAAGTTTGCCGACGTTTGGTTTTTTAAACACCCACAACTTTTTGTTCCACCGCTTGTTAATTCAACACCAACAACAATAGTAGTATTCCCACAACCACACCCACATAACCAAGTTGCCTTATTGTGTTTATTACTTCCTACACGTTTTAATACTACTAATTTACCAAATACCATTCCAGTTATATCTATTAATCTACTCATATTATCTCCTTATTGAGTTAGGTAGGGGGCTGAATAAGCAACCCCCAATTAAGATATCTCACCTATATAATATAATCATTAAAAACTAATTATTAATCACTTCTTCCGTAAGTTGCCCATGTGTTAGCAGAAGTAATGTTCCCATCTCCAGTGCAATGCATTATGAATTGAACCGTGCCTTCCTTCATACCTGCGTAAGGGTTGATCTCAAATATAGTGTCCTGGTTAATAGCTATAATATACTGTTTAGGGTCTCCAAAAGCCAACGCTATAGAGCCGTCAGCAGGTGTAGCAGAGATAGCCGGAACAATGTTTACTGGGTATCCATCAATCATAAATGGAGTAGAACCAGTTAAGTCACGATTAAAAATAGGATTATTATTATCGTCTCTTAATTTAGCTACTTGTTTAAATACACCACGAGGCATACACCATTCAGGATTAACACCGCGTTCTTGTTCTACTTCAAATTCAACATCCATAAGACCGCTATAAGTAATAGAGGTTGAACCAATTGTTCCAGAAAAGGTTGCTGCAGTAGTTCCACCAGAAGTAATATCAGAAGTAAACTCTGTTTTTTCGAACATTTCATTATCAAAATTCTGTCCAATGGCTTCAGCCATCATTGGTTCTACTATCTCCCCAACAACATCAAAATTACTCTGTCGAAGGACATTAGAATATATAGTTTCATATCCACCAACCCGCTTATCAATAGTAAATACCAACTGTCCAAGAGTAGTACCAGCCGCTGTATTAGCAGTGCCAAAAGCCTGTGCGTCAACCGTTGCTCTGGTTGCTTTCATAGGCATCTTTAATACTTCACCAGGATATCTAATAACTCTACAATGGCTCAGTGCGTAAGACTGAAGTTCTGCAAGTCCAAGTAACGCTGAACTATATTCTGTAGGAATAGCATAAGCGCCTGTATTAGCAGAAGTCAATGCTTTTGTTATTGTCTCTACTACTTTGTCGCCTACTTCTTTAGAACATGCTACTTTAAAATTCTTAGTTATGTCACTAGTATTATACCCTTTAAATACATAAGTATTGTCGCCAGTGTTCTGTTGTAATTTAAATGTTTTTTCCTGCGTGGCATCAAACTGTGTTTTGAGCTCTGTATTAGCCTCTAACAATTTAGTATTAGCTTCTTCAGCCACGGCTGCTTTTTCTTTAAGTGCATCTATATCAGAACCTATTTCATCTGTAATAAGTTCTTTTAAAATCCCTTTTAACTCTTCTTTTTTATCCATTATGTTTATCTCCTGTATTTTATTTTTATTTTAGTAGTATATAATCTTATAATATAAATAATTGTAGTAGTATGCTCTCCATATGCTGTCCAAGGACGCTGGGTGCCTACTTCAATTCTTTTAATATTTCTTCTATTGTGGTATCTTTTTCATCTACTTCGTTTATAAACTCATCATAGAGCTTATTGTATATGTTATCTTTTAATTCTATGTCTACTTGTTTATCATATAGTTCTAATTCTAGTTGTTTTATTTTTATAGTAGCAATCTTTAATTCTTCTACTATAGTATTGTCTTTATTATTATCGTTGATTGTAGGGGTATCTAAGCTTGTTTTAGGGGTAGAT